GAATGGTGGCAAATTTGGACTTCCAACCAAAACACCGTCGTTATTTGTCTGAACTATCAAATTAGATCCAGAAACAACACGTTCTAAGAACCTCGTATTGTTTGGGTCTCTCTGTTGAAATACTACGTCATATTTTTTTGGCATATCTCAAGTAATAAATATAAATATCTCAGACCAACTATATTCACGAAAATAAACGACGTTAATTGTGGTTTTTCATATTTATATTAAACATGGATATCTACTCCAAATACGAAAAACAAATCAATGAAACCTACAGAGGTGGATTGAGAGCCTGGTTTGGTAAGGGATCAGTGGGCAGTTCAACTGGTGGGGGATGGGATCGTTATGATTCTACTGGAAAAAAAGCAGGCAAATGTGGTGATGCTAAAAAAGGAAGTAGTTACAGTGCATGTTTAGGTAAGAAGTATGCTGCTAGATTAAGAGCAAAAGGTGGTAAGAAAGCTATTGCTAATTGGGTCAAACGTAAAAAGTCAGCTCAAAGATCTGCTGGTAGAGGAGAAAAAGGAAGTGGTGGTAAAGGTCAATCTCCAGTCAGAGTCAGTTATAATACCAAAGAATGTTTGAGTGAGATATTCACTATACAACATGCTCAAGAACTTAAACAAGATTTAGTTGACTTTCTAAAAAGCGAGTTTCAAAAGGGCAATATATCACCAATTCATTCTGGACCAAGCACCACTGAGTTTAATCCAAATGATTGGTTGGAACCCATGGCAAATGACTTGGTAACAAAACTCGTTCAGTATTTTCAAGTGGTGCGAGGACAAACTGAAAAAGACATGTATTCGCCTGTTCCAGTTAAGCAAGACTAATTAACAGTTGTAAATTATAATATCAATAGTTCTTGATTTGTGCCTATTTATATGGTAAACACTATTGTATTATGAAGCGTTACTATATAAAAGATGATGTAAACAAACAACTTATATTCAAGCAAACAGTTCCCGAAGTTGTTTCGTATCTTGAAACGTTGTGTCAGAAAATTCACCGCCAAAGTCGTCAAAACTATATGGTTGAGATGGTCAGTTTGGGACATGGATATGATGACAATCAAGGTGCATACTTTACCGAATTGATGGCCAAAAACGTTGATATTGGTATTGTTACAAAGGATGGTAGACTAAAACGTTGTAATATTCACGAATACGCTCGTAATCAAAAGTTTAAGACCGAAATGGGTGATTGATTATGATTAATTTGGATATCAAGTGGTCAGATCCAATTAAGATAGAAGAAGGTGACAAAGTTTACTACGTCCGTGAATGGGTCATACCTGCGCAATATCGACCTCATTTCTTTTCATGGTGGAAAGCAAACAAGTTCACAATGAAAGAACGTGGATTTGCTGTGGTGAAACGTGATTTGGATTGGGTGTTGTTGGAAGTTCAAGATGATCCAAAAGAGTTTTTCAACAAAAAAGAAAAGTCATCCTCAAAGAAAGTAGAACCACTTCCAAACTATGACGTAAAACATTCAGATGGGTTGCGTCCATGGCAAGTCACCGCAGTTGGTAAGTTGGTATCATCAATTAAAAAGTGGGGTGCGGGTGTTGACGGCAGCGATGTTGGCGTAGGCAAAACATACACCGCATGTGGTGTGGCAAGAGAACTGGACATGGACATATTGGTTGTATGTCCTAAAGCAGTTAAGGAAAGTTGGAAAAGAGTCATCAAGAACCACTTTAAGATGTGGGGTAGATGTGTAGGCATAATCAATTATGAAGCTCTGCGTATAGGAAAAACAGACAGTCTGATTGCTTCATATGTAAAACGTAGAGATACCCGACGTAAAGAGTTTGTGTGGAAAATACCCAAGTCCACGTTGATTGTTTGGGATGAAGCACAAAAGTTGAAGAATGCCAAAACCAAGAACAGTGAAACGTGTTTGGCTGCATTAAAAGCTGGATACAAGATGTTGTTTTGCAGTGCTACCATGGCAACCAATCCTCTTGAGTTGCGAACTGTAGGACAAGGTATTCAGTTGTTCAAAGGTAGTCAACAATATTACACTTGGTTGTATGAACATGGTGTTGTAAAAGGTCGTTTTGGTATGGAGTTCACTGGTGACAAAAAAGCACTGATGAAACTTCATGAAGACATATTTGTGAATCGTGGTGTAAGATTGACCCGTGATACAATTCCAAACTTCCCAGAAAGTCAAATATCTGCCGAAACATACGAGATGGATAAGGAAGATGTTGACAAGATCAATAACGTTTATGACGAAATGCGTTTGGAGTTATTGAAGATTGAGAAGTTGCTTAAGAAAGACAAAGGTCAAACCAAGATGACTGCTATTCTTAGGGCAAGACAAAAGGTCGAGATGTTCAAGGTTCCGTTGATCATCGAAATGGCAGAAGAAGCAATTGAAAATGGTATGAGTGTTGCTATATTCTGTAACTTTACCGAGACTATCAATGCACTAAGTGATCGTTTGAATACAAAGTGTATTGTTAATGGTGTTGTAAGTGATAAAAAACGTCAACAAGCTGTTGATGATTTTCAAGACGACAAACAAAGAATAATTTTAATCAATATTGCGGCTGGTGGAGCTGGATTGAGTTTACATGATTTGAACGGTAAGTATCCAAGAATCTCACTCATATGTCCTTCATATTCCGCAGTTTTGATGCGCCAGTCTACCGGCCGAGTTTGGCGTGATAGTGCCAAGACAAAGAGTATACAAAAGATTGTATTCGTCGCAAACACTATCGAAGAAGAAGTATGTAAAATCGTGAATCAAAAGTTAGAAAACCTTGATTTATTGAACGATGGAGATTTAAATTATGTCAAAAAAGAAGAGTAGTATCAAACAATATAAAGTATTGACTGCCGATTGGTCTTCTGTTGTAGAAGTCGATAGCAGTATATTTGACGATGGTTATGTTGAAGCATGCACACAAGCAATCGAACAAAAAATACGATTTGCAAACTCTCCAGTAAAGATATTTCAATCTGGACCACATAACTTATTTGTAAATCCTATTATGGTGTGTCACAATTTATCCAATCCGAAAGAAAAAGAACGATACATCAATACATACAAGATTTTACAAAACGCTGGTATGCCCAAAAGAGCAGAAAACCTACGAGAAGTGTTTCTGAAAAACGTAGAAGTAGATCTGGCTTATGAACCCCTATCAGCATCTCTAAAATCATGAATGCGGAACAATTTGACATAAAAGACATTAACAGTAAGTTACAAGAACTTGAGTCGCTAAAGGCTAAGGTAGAAGAGTTATATTCTCTCAATAGAATCGGTGATGACGTAAGAAAAGAACTAGACCAATACAAAGTTCTACGAGACCGAGGAGTTGAAATACCACATTTAGACAAAGAGTTCAGCGATCAATTATATCCAAAACGAGGTGCCAATGGTCCCAAGACTAGACCTCTCATGCAAAGTGAAGTGTGTGAAGCATTGGAAAAATCTTCATCGGCACGAAAGGCAGCAAAACGATTGGGTGTAAGTTATCCAACATTCAAGAAGTATGCCAAGTTATATGGAATTCACAAAACTCCAGGCTGGCCAATAAAGAAGAAAGATCCATCAGATACAACCCGAAAACACCGTGGACCAATAGATCCATACAAAGGTAAGTATCCAGTCACAGAAATTGTAAAAGGTTTGTATCCAGAGTTTCCAGTTCATAGACTCAAAGACAAACTAATACGTGCTGGTCTCAAAAAACCAGAGTGTGAACAATGTGGCTTTGGTGAACGACGACTAACAGACGGTAAATTACCATTGTTGTTGAACTTTGAAGATGGCAATAACAAAAACCACAAGTTGGAAAACATGAGATTGTTGTGTTACAACTGCACATTTACATCGGGTAAAGGATACATAAATCGTGGACCAAAATCTTTTGATCCAGATGTTCTACAAGACAGTAAAAAGATACTTAAACAAAGATTTTAACATGAATGATTTGGGACACATATTATCTAAACATGGAGTTTTAGCAGCATTCAATATTGCTAAAAAAGTCAAACAGTCCGATATCAACAAAATCAGAAAGAAGTTGAAAGAGACATGTGCGACTGAAGAAGAACTCAATGAACAGCTTGAAAAGTTGATTGTGCTCCAAATTAAAAATTCACTTCATAACCAAGAAATCCCAGGCATCATCAGTGGTAGTAGTAAACAAACTGATAAAAAACCAAATGATCCATTCGCACATATACCGGCAATATTAAAACAAAAGATATTGAGAATGGTGCTTCATTTTAGTGAAATGATTGATCGTGAGAAGTTTAACAAGGAACTGTTATTGATAGTTTCTCAACTGTTGTTGGCAAATAATAAAGTCACACAAAACGATATAATTGAGTTCAACAGAAAATATAAATTAAAGTCATTCGTTGACGAAGACTATTTAGATAATGAAGAGGACGACGAAGACGACGAAAACGATCAACCTTGAATTAGTTTTATGGAAATATATAACATATCAGACGCTAAAAAATTTATGAACGATAAGAAAACTGTTTTTGTGACCGGCGTTACTGGTCAAGACGGCAGCCACATGGTAGACTATCTGTTGAAAAATACAGACTATACCATCTTTGGCGGTGCACGACGATTGAGTATCAAGAATCATGATAACCTCAAACATCTCGAAAATAATCCAAGGTTTCAATTGATCAACTTTGATTTGAGTGATGCACACAGTATCTCCAAGACAATTGAACAAATCAAGCCAGATTATTTTATCAACCTTGCGGCACAAACCTTCGTTGGTTCAAGTTGGGACTTTCCAGCACAAACTTGGGAATGTAACACAACGGGTATTATTCACATCCTAGAAGCTATTCGTCAACATAAGCCATCATGTAGATTCTACAACGCTGGTTCGTCAGAAGAATATGGCAACGTAGCATATACACCACAAGATGAAGAACATCCAGCTCGCCCTCGTAGTCCATACGGTGCGAGTAAGAGTGCGGCTCGTCAATTGGTAAAGGTTTACAGAGAGTCCTACAATCTATATGCTGTTCAAGGATTGTTGTTCAACCACGAAGGAACTCGTCGTGGTGAAGAGTTTGTTACTCGTAAGATCACCAAGGGTGTCGCACGAATCAAGCAAGCACTTGTAAATGGTAAGACATTCGAAGCAATCGAACTTGGTAACGTGTATGCAAAACGTGACTGGAGTGATGCCGAAGACTTTGTTGATGGTATTTGGCGAATGTTGAATCAAGAAAAGTATCGTGTTGACTTTGATAGCAACATGAAGATTCAAGAGTATGTGCTTTCAAGCAACGAAACTCACACCATCAAGGAGTTTGTTGAGTTGGCATTCAAGTATGCTGGCATCGAAGGTGGATGGCATGGCAATGGAACTGGTGAAGAGTTTAGTCTTACACCAACAACCGTTGATAAGTTTGATGCTGCTTCAAGTATTCTTGTAAGGATCAATCCAAAGTTCTATCGTCCAGCTGAAGTGGATCTGTTGTTGGGAAATAGTAACTTGGCACGTAAAGATCTACAGTGGTTACCAAAGACTTCATTTAACCAATTGGTAGAGAAGATGGTTAGAAATGACTTGAGTTTATTGGGTTTGACCGTATAATTATAGGTATATGAGCGAGAGCTATACACTATACAACGAAACGGTAATGGATCACTTTGTCAACCCACGTAACATGGGTGATATAAAAGACGCAGATGCTATTGGTGAAGTGGGTGCTGCAGCTTGTGGTGATATCATGAAAATCAGTCTCAAAATCGACGACGTTACTGGAACGGTAACTGATGCACGATTCAAGACGTTTGGTTGTGGTAGTGCTATAGCTGCTTCATCTATGGCTACTGAACTCATCAAAGGAAAGTCGATTGACGAATTACAAAAGACTTTTTCAAACGATGACATTGTAAATGCTTTGGGAGGTCTACCACCTGTCAAGATTCACTGTTCAGTGTTGGCACATGAAGCATTAAGTGCCGCTTTAGAAGATTACAAAAGAAGAAAAGGAATAAAATAATTTATGTTTAACAACAAAATTGAAGGCATGAATATGCCAGCTCCAAAGCAAAACTTTGGAATCAAAGATACAACCGCCGTTGACTGTCCAGAGTGTCACAACACTGTGTTTCAAAATGGTGTTATCTTTCGTAAGGTAAGTAAGATTCTTGCGGGAACTGATAAGGACGGATTGATTCCCATCAATGTTCCATACTGTGTAAACTGTTTGGAACCACTACAAGAGTTGCTTCCTATTGAACTCAGAAAGTCAAAGATTCAGTTTCTCGACTCAGAAAGCTGTTAATACTTTTTGATAAAAACAATACTTTTGTAGAAATGGATAAATTCAATGAGTTTATCCATTTTTGTGATTTTATCATGTTCACAACAACCGCTAGCATCACGTTTTATGCAACCGTGAAGATCACCAGAAAAACAATATCCGTGTGAATTTACATAGTCTACCAATTCTTTTGTATAGTTAATAAACTCGGGTGTGTTATTAATAGTATGAACTTCCTTGAGATATGATGTGTGTAAATCTTCAACCACATAAATACCACCATCTCGCAATAATGGAAATAGTGTATCAAAGGTTATCTTGGTGTAAGAGTCTATGTGTGAACCATCATCGATGATAATATCAAACGGTCCATATTTTGAATTGAGTTCTTGTAGCAACTGTGTGTCACGTTGATCTCCCTTTACAATGGTTATGCGATCATTTGGTGGATATGCATAATGTTTTATGTCATGATCCATACAAACAAACCTACCATTGGTAAAATACTTGGACCACATTTGAATAGATTGACCAGAAGACAATCCTATTTCCAACACATTGATTGGATCATCACGTAGTTCTTGAAAATATCTGTGATATAACTTATTGAAGTTATGACCAAATTTGGATTTATCAGTGGTAAAGTTGTTTCCTTCGGCGAGTTTATCAAGTGGGCAATCAGTCTTATCCATATAACATCGATTTATCTACCCTATAACTAGGAGCTTCTGTTTCTCTAACTCCCATTTTTGACTTTAAAAACATAAGAGCTGCTCTAGGACTCATGGTTCCACAATTAAATCCAAGAATACCATATTGTTGACAAAACTCTTCCAATGCCTTTATGTCATCGGTATCGTGTTGTTTAATAGTTGGTTCCTGGTCCGTAAAGGGGTCTTCCTGACGTTTTTTCCTACTCAACATGGTTTGATAGGGGTCGAACCCACTATTATTGGATTTAGCCATTACTCGGGTTTGCATCGCACCCATATTTGCCAAATTCGCAAACATACTAGAGTTCATTGATGGCCAGTCATCCATATATCAACCAATTGCGTAGTTAAACCCAAAGTATTCGTTCTTGTTTTTTGCGTATTGAGCAAATGCTACTGCATTTGTTTTCATTCTTCGTTGAATTTGAGATGGACCACTTTTTGCATTTTGGTGATTCAAGTATTCTCTCGCAGCATTAGTCCAATCGCCACTGTTCATCAATCCAATTGTTTTTGGTCCAATATCCCCTCTATACAACGCATTTATAATTGCGTTTTTGACATATGTTGGTAGACTTGTAAAATTACTAATTTTCTTGGATGCTAATTTTTCTTTGGTCTTAACATCCACGTTAAACAACTTTTCAATTTGATCATCTGTGAGCTTTTGTTGACCATTTAATACTTTATCATAATTTACAGTATTTCCGAACAAAGCCTTAAATAATTGACGATCTTGTTGACTATTATTTAGATAGTGACCAATTCCAATTGTAGGCAAACCAGCACTATCTTTGTAAACAGTGTCTTTTTTACCTTCCCAATGACCTATATAATCACTTGTTTTTTTGTTCAACAAAGAAGCCTCTGCATTTTTTACAGAGGTTTGTGTTATAGCAGGTTTGCCGGCGACTTTCGAGGCAGCTGCTTGTAACTTATCGCCTCCAGCCAAAGCCCCCAATCCGATTGCTCCAGCAGCAACCCAGTCTCGCCAACCTTCTTCAAGTTCTTTTGCAATTCTCACTTCGTCCAGCTTTCTACCTTCTGGACCAAAGTGATCTAGGTGGTGATACACATCGTCCAAGTATTCACCGGCCAAGTTCAACTTAGCTTTCACCCAATCTTCCAACTCAGAATTTGGTTGCAACATCGACTCCAACTCTTTTGCGTCATTGTTGATTTGTTTCAATGCCCCCATAGCCATGCTACTATTGAACTCTTTCAACAACTGATTGGTAACTTCTTTATACACTTCTCTTACTGGCTTACTCTTTGTATGTTTACCAGCTTTTCTCAACTGTCTAGCTCTACAATGAGCCTTTTGACCAAATCCCTTTGGATTACTACAGTCTATGCTTCTCTTATACTTCATAGACCACTTCTCACTGATTTGATCGATTGGAGTTCCAGCCTCCTTTTCGTCTTGATAAAATTTCAAATAATCTCTGACTGTAGCTACATAATCACAAGCATGATTCAACTTAGCCTTTACCCAGTCTTCCAAATTATCATTTACATCAAACATCGATTGTAATTTTTCACTATAATCGATCAACTTGGTTACATCACTTTGTGCCATCTCAGCATTTTCATATTGAACTTTTAATTGGCCAACATGATCTTTAACGTCAGAATTAATAGGATGATCTGGATCGCCAACTCCGGTTGACATAGAATTCCACCATTCACTTTTGGTCAGTTCACTCAATGATGAATCTGTCCAATTCTTGACATCAAGTTTTCCCTTTTGGTGTAACTTGGCTAAATCTGAATAATGAAACGAATACTTGTATAAGTCTTTCAATCTCTTGGTCAATTCTGGAAATTGTTTGCCCAAACCAATCAACACCGAGTCTACAGAACTTTGAGTCACTATATCTTTTGCTGAGGTTTTGCCTTTGCCTAGAAGTTTAATCTTCTCCAACTTGGATATCAACTTCAAAGCATAGTTTTTATAAGCTTGATATGATTGATAGTTTGTCATAGCTACGTCGTTTGATTCAGTCATATTTCTAAGTTTTTGTAATGCTTTTGCGTAACCAGCAGGCAACTCTGATGCTCTCATGTGTGCTGTCTTTACGAACTCTTTTTCTTTCTTGGATAATTTTGGTTTTTCAGATGATATCTTTGGACTAAATCCACTTACCAACTGAAACTCGCTTGATGGACCAGTTCCAGCCATACCCATTTGAATATATGTGGCACTAGATGGAAACTTGGCAAGATACTCTTTAAGTGCGTCATATTGATTTTGTGTAATAGATGTATTCCATATACCCACAAAATAATAGTTCTTGTTCTGAAGATTTACAAGCCATGCACGACCACTCAAACATGTTTTTCTCAAAAATACCATGTCATCTTGATCTGCATACTTTTGTTTTCTGATGTCTTGTAGTTCTTTACTACTTGCCAAAACAGTTTCTTTATGATCCGATCCTTGACCACCTTTTAAGATCAATTTTTTATCACCGTCTGCATAAATGATAAAAGCATAACCATTTTCTTCAGATGCTCGATAAACAGTCTCAAACTTCTTCAAACCCAAAGAAAATGCTTTAAGGTTGAAACCACGAGCAGATGGTGGTGTCCCCAGCCTATCGCCAGGGCCACTCACCATATACTCGGAGTTTCCTATTTTGATCGGATATGCTTTGTCCATATTACTTCTTCTTCTTGAACTTACTCAAGGTCATTGCCAATCTAGCACGTTGACCCAACTTGCCACCCTTCTTTGCGGCAGCTGCCAACTTAGCCTTTGGAATCTTCTCACCTTGTGGAACATCCATTTGCTTGTGCAGAGCACCCTTCTTGGCTGGCTTGATTGCGTTCTTGATCCACTTCTTCTTGGTCTCTTCAATTTCCTTGGATTGTTCAAAGGTAATTTCACCAAGAGCTTCTTCATCAGCACCTTCATCACCAGTGTCGGTTGACATTTGGGTTGCAGGAGTTTGATCAGTTTCATCTCCGCCAGTTTCTACTTCACTGTCAGATGGTGGTAGTTGATCAGCATTTTGAGTTGGAGCAGATGTTTGTGGTTCATCACTTGGTGGCAAATCACTTCCTTCTGGAGCAAGTTGAGTCATCAAAAGATCGTGCAACTTTTGTGCTAGATCTTTGTCAAGTGTGATAGTTACTGATTCTTGGTCAGCACCAACTTCTACTGGTTCGTCACCACCTTCTTGTTCACGAAGGTGTTTACGAATGATTTTTTTGATTGATTCTTTTAATTGTTTTTCTTTCATAGAGTAATGTTTGTTTTCTGCATATCCGACAAAATCGTATCCACTTCCGTATGTTCCAAGACCTTCAGGCGATGCCTCAGCTGGACTTGGACCATCGAAAACTTGTGA